AGGGTTAGGAAGTTAGGCTCTGGAAGAAGCCGATGAGAAGTGCTGCAAGAGGCAGGACTTAACATCAGGATAGCTCCAAGAATGTCTGTTGATGATGGTATCCAGGCTGTTAGAAGATTGCTTCCAAGATGCTGGTTTAACATTCCAAGAGTTAAGCAGGGATTGGACTGCCTTAGAAATTATCGTCGAGACTATGACGAAAAACGTAAAGTTTTCTTTGATAGACCTTTACACGATTGGTCTAGTCATGGCTCCGATGCTTTTCGCTACCTAGCGATAGGACTTGATGAAGGTTCTTCCTGGGGTTCTTCTATTAACAAACTACCGAAATGGATCGTCTGATGTATTTACTAAAACAAGGTGACATGGTTCCCTCAAAGCGAGTTGACGCTCTTGAGCAACGCATTGAAATACTAGAAAATCTAGTTAAAGCATTACAATCGGAGAAACCCAAGCTGGGTAGACCCCCGAAAGGCACAAATGAGCCAAGAACTGAAAGCGATCATTGAATCCGAGATTGACAACGCACTCGGGTTTTTAGAAACCGAAACAACGATTCAGCGTGAGGAAGCACTAAGGGCTTACCTCCGTCAACCCTACGGCAACGAGGTCGAAGGTAAGAGTCAGATTGTCACCGGAGAGGTCGCAGAAGCTATTGATGGGGCTTTGCCTTCTCTGGTTCGTATCTTTACCGCATCGGATGAAGTAGTCAGGTTTGATCCTCGCGGTCCTCAAGACGAACAAGCTGCCAAACAAGCTACTGATTACTGTAACTGGGTTCTTCAACGAGACAACGATGGAACCCTGATTCTTCACGACTGGTTTAAAGACGCTCTCCTACAAAAGGTTGGAGTGGTTAAAGCATATTGGGACGAGTCTGAAGATATTACGCGAGAGAAGTATCAGAATCTCACAGAAGACGAATTGGCTATGTTGATGGCTGATGAGTCAATGGAGATTATCGAACAGGATACCCAGACTTTCCCGATTGTTGGACCTGATGGACTTCAACCCATCGGACCGGATGGGATGCCTGCGACCTATTCAATCTATGCTGTTACCGTACAGAAGAAATCCAAGACAGGCAAGGTTGTTGTCGAGAACATTCCTCCCGAGGAATTCTTGATTTCCAAGCGAGCAAAGAACATCCAAGATTCTCCGTTTGTCGCACATCGCCGATTGATGACTCGCTCTGACTTGGTGGCGATGGGGTTCTCTAAGAAGATCGTAGAGGGTCTGCCTGCTTCTGATTCTTTGACATACACACCGGAGCGACTGGCTCGATTCGACAACGGTGAGATTCCTGATGACATGGCATCTTTGGATACATGGATGCAGACTGTTGAGGTTTTCGAGTGCTATATCCGAAAGGGAACAAAACGAGGTATAGCTCAACTTCTCCAAGTCTTCTACGCAGGCAGTGAGATTTTGAGTGAGGAAGAAGTTGATTACATCCCTTTCCACTCTCTGTGTCCCATTCCTATTCCGCACAAGTTCTTTGGCAATTCGCTTGCCGACAGGACCGTGGATATTCAGCTAATCAAGACTACGATCACCCGTCAGATTCTGGATAACCTGTATCTGACTAACTCCACTCGCGTCACTGCGGTTGATGGTCAGGTCAATTTAGATGATCTCTTGACGTCTACTGCGGGCGGTGTGATTCGGGTTAAGTCTCAAGGCGCTGTCCAACAGTTGAATGTTCAGTCAATGGCAGGTCAGGCTTTCCCGATGCTGACCTATCTCGATCAAGTTCAACAAAAGCGCACCGGAGTGACTGACGCCTCCCAAGGTCTTGATCCGAGTATTCTCCAGAACGTCACTGCTGCTGCGGTTGCCTCGATGCAACAAGCCAGCGCAGGCAAGATTGAAATGATTGCCCGAATCTTTGCAGAAACGGGCGTTAAATCGCTTTTCAAGGGCATCCTGCATCTACTCTGTAAGTACCAAGATAAACCGCGCATGATCCGTTTGCGTGGTAACTACGTATCGTTTGACCCGAGAGAATGGTCGAATCAGTACGATGTAGACATTAACGTGGGGTTAGGTGCTGGCAATCGTCAAGAACAAATGGCTATGCTGGCGATGGTTCTTGGCAAACAAGAGCAAATGCTTGCCCAGTACGGTCTAAACAATCCTCTGGTGAGTTTGGGTCAATACCGCAACACTTTAGGTCGGATGGTAGAGGCTGCAGGGTTTAAGGATTCTGCTGAGTTCTATAAACCGATCACTCCAGAGATTGAACAACAGATTGCCCAACCGCAACAACCTCAAGTTGATCCGGTGGCGCAGGCTGCGATGGCAAAGGCTCAAGCTGACATTCAAGTCCAGCAAACGAAAGCACAAGCAGACATTCAGTTGGCAAGGGAGAAGGCTGCGGCTGACCTACAACTCCAACAACAGAAGTTCATGGCTGAGATGGAGATGAAACGTCAGGAATTCGAGGCTGAAGCGCAACTCAAAGCAATGAAAGTTGGCGCAGGCATTACCTCCAACATTGAAATCCCAGGCTAATCATGGCTACAAAACCGACATTACAGGATTCATTGACAGCCTCAAAAATGTTTACGGGCAAGATGGAGCCTGATCTCAAATATGACGTAAATGGTGATGGAGTTGTCAACCTAATAGACCAAATGGGTTTGTTAAAGTCTTATTTAGGAAAAGACCCTGGTTTTGCTTTTGTTGGTGATGCTTTTCTCTCTCCGTCTACTAAGACTGCTGAAGAATATGCAGCCGAAAACAGGGCTAATCAAGAGCGTATTGCAGCAGAGCAAAAAGAAACTGAACGCCGACAGACTTTGTTGGCTGACGCACAGAAGATTTATGGGAATGTCACCCCTGAGTTGGTGGCAAACAATCCTAATCTGACTCCGCAACAGTTAGCCAGCCTTGCAACACGAAACTACTGGTCAAACGAGTCCGAAGCGTTTTCGCGTGTTTCTGATGCAATGCAAAAAGGAACTGCCGAGATCAGGCAGATTCCACTTGGGGCTGATGAGTTTGGTTATGAGACTAGTCAGTTAGCCATTGTTGATCCGTCCGACCCTAATCGCGGTCGATTGGACTTGAGAGAAACATCTCAACCTAGCGTGTACCAATTCTCCACGCCTAACCAAGTCGCTGGCGGGATGATCCATGGGGTTATTCAAGCCGATCCAAAGACTGGAACATACACGCCGATTCAAGACTACACCAAACAGGTTGTTTACACGCCTGGACAAGGTGGTGGACTCTTGGGTTCGATGATTGGCTCTTTTGGCGACATTATCAAAGACTTAGGACCAATCGCAACGGTTGTTGGTAACGCAATCGCCCCAGGTCTTGGGACTGTTTTGAGTGTAGCAACCGCGATTGACGAAGGCGCGAGTGCTGCTGACATTGCTAAAACGATTGCAATCGCAGAGGGCGTGAATCAGCTTGGTGTCTCTAGCGATGTTTCTCAAGCAACAGGATCGCAAGCGGCTGGACAAGTGGCTGCGGGAACTTTGCAGGGATTGTTGTCTGGTCAGAATTTAGAGGATGCTTTAACCTCTGGGTTAAAAAGCGTTAAACCAGTAAATGAATTTGAGGCTGAAGTTAATCAGGTACTCGATTTACCTGCAACACAAGAAACTCTAATATCTGGTCAAGACTTAGCCGCTGACAACATCACGGGAAACACCGTCCAAGACGTCATCACTAATCTGGTGAACAACATCGCAATGGATACTCTGGTGTCAGGTCAAGACTTAGCTGCCGATTCCATTACTGGAAATACGCTTCAGGACGTCATCACGACATTGGTGAACACTGGAACAGACACTCTTGTTTCAGGTCAGGATTTAGCCGCTGATTCAATCACTGGCAATACTCTGCAAGACATTGTTACTACGCTTGCGGATAACATCGTAACTGGAACTGATACGATTGGAACCACAAGCGACACGATTGGGACTACTAGCGACACTCTTTTGTCTGGTCAAGATTTGTCTGCGGATACGATCAACGGAAGCACTCTACAAGACATTGTTAACGTTCTGAATCAAGATACTGTTTTGTCTGGGCAAGACCTAGCCTCCGATCTTGGAACGGGTACTGCAAATACCTTAGACGATATTACAAAAGCTCTTTCTGGTGAAGGCTCTCTCATCACTGGTCAAGACTTGGCGTCTGACTTAAAGACTGGAACGGCAAACACGCTAGAAGACATTTCCATTGCACTAGCTACGGAAGGCTCTGACATTTCAGGTCAAGACCTGGCTGCTGATAACACTGCCGGAAACACTCTGACGGATATTGCCAATGTCATTACGACAAATAACGACACAGGTGGTGGCGCAAGCGTTGATGACGTCATAAAAACGCTCTCAGATGTTGCCAAAGTAGCGAGCATTGTTGGAGTTGCTGATAGCGTCCTCAATAACGAAACCCAACCAACTCAAAGGACTGGATTCGATATTGTCCCAGTCCCGACAGATTGGAAGTCTCCGGTTTATGACCAGAGTTTCACCCCGATTGATTTGAACTCAATTCTGGACAACATTAACAGACTGCAAAACACTCAATGGGCTACCCCAAGAACATACGGCGGTGCGTATATGGGAACTCCTGTTAACGTCAGTGACATTGTTAACCAGATCATGGGCGCAGAATTTACTCAGCAATCCATGCCATCGAATATCACAAACGCAGTCGGAGGAATCCTTGGATCGTCCACAACTCGCTAAGAATCTGATAAATGACGATTTCTTCAAAGAGGAAATGGATCGTTTGCGTCAGGCAGAGATTAACAATATATTGAATTCTCTCCCTGACGAACAAGACAAAAGAGAGATTGCATACGTTAAGATAAATGCAATACAATCAGTATTAACACATTTTGAGTCGATTGCTAACACAAAGTTAATCGAACAAAAGAAATGGAAAATCCTTTAACGAGGCGGTGGCACACCGTTTGTGCTGACAATTTGGGATTGAAATGAGCGAAAACACGACTCCGCAAGGAAGTGTGCTGACGGTGGACGGAGCCGCAAACGCATTTCTTGGAATGATGGATTCAGCAGAGGAACCCACTGGGCAAACCGAAACTGAGGAAATCTCCGAGGAAGCCGGAGAGGCTGTCGAGGATGAGTTGGTAGAGCATGAAGAAGTTGAGACAGAGAAACCTAGCACTTTTAAGGTCAAAGCGGCTGGCGAAGAACGCGAAGTGACTCTTGAACAGCTTATTGAGGGCTACCAACTTGGACAAGACTACACCAAGAAAACCCAAACGCTTTCGGAGCAACGCAAAGAGGTGGAAGCCGAACGTGCGAAGATTTCCGAAGCGAACAAACTCCGAGATCAATACGCCCAACGTCTGCAAATGATGGAGCAATTCCTCCAGCAACAGACCAAGGGTGAAAACTTGGAAGCTCTTAAAGAAACTGACCCCATTGGTTATGCCGTAAAGGTTGCTGAACAACAGCAACGCAAGGAGCAAATGGCGGTTTTGAAAGCCGAACAGCAACGCATTGCCCAACAGCAACAAGCCGAGCAGTCCGAGCGTTTGAAATCTCACATTGCAGAGGAAAGCTCTAAACTAGCTACCTCAATTCCTGGTTACGCTGACCCGAAGCAAGGCGATCAAATTCGGCGAGACATTCGCGAATACGCTAAGTCGATTGGATGGACAGATCAAGAGTTAGCCAATATATATGATTCTCGCGCTGTGCTCAGTTTGTATCAGGGCATGAAGTACGCCTCATTGCAGAAGGCAAAACCGAACGTAACCAAGAAGGTTACCGAGGCTCCTAAAACAATGAAATCAGGTGTATCTCAAAGCCGCGATGTGGATTCTGAGCAGCGTAAAAAAGCTATGGCGCAGTTAAAACGTACAGGAAATGTGCGTGATGCTGCAAACGCATTTGAACGCTTTTTGTAAGGAACAAAAATGGCTACCTATCAAACCTACACCGCTATTGGTCAGCGTGAAGACCTGTCGGATGTTATCTATAACATCTCCCCCACCGATACCCCGATCATGTCGTCGGTTGGTAAATCCAAGGCAACCGCCGTTTACCATGAGTGGCAAACTGACTCGCTGGCTGCTGCCACGACCAACAACGCCGCTGTGGAAGGTGATGACGCCACTGATGCAACGATGAGTCCCACGACTCGCCTGGGCAACTATACCCAGATCGTTCAGAAGACCGTCAAAATCTCCGGCACTTTGGACGCCGTGGACAAAGCTGGTCGCAAGTCTGAAAAGGCTTACCAACTGGCTAAAGCCTCTGCTGAGATCAAGCGCGACATTGAAACCATCATTTCGGCTAACCAAGGCCGTTCTGCTGGTAACTCGTCTACCGCTCGCAAGTTGGGTTCGCTGCTGTCTTGGATCACCACCAACAGCTCGGTGGGCACTTCCGGTGCTGATCCCACGACCATCGGTGTTTCTACCCGTACTGACGGCACTGCCCGTAGCTTTACCGAAACCATCCTGAAGGATGTTATTCAGCAGGTTTACTCCTCTGGTGGCAACCCCAAGATTCTGATGGTTGGCGCATATCAGAAACAAGCCGTTTCTGCTTTCGCTGGTATCGCTGCACAGCGTTACATGGCTCCCTCCAATGAGCCGACCACCATCATCGGCGCTGCTGATGTGTACATGAGCGATTTCGGTACGGTTTCTGTCGTGCCTAACCGCTTCATGCGTACCCGTGACGCTCTGGTGCTCGACCCTGAGTACGCTGCTCTGGCTTATCTGCGTCCGTTCGCCACGAACGAACTGGCTAAGACTGGCGACAGCGAGAAGACTCAGATTCTGGCTGAGTTGACCTTGGAAGTCCGTAACGAGGCTGCCCACGGTATCGCTGCTGATTTGGCTGTTGCCTAATCTAAATGGGGGGCTAATCACCCCCCTTTTTTTATGAAACTTGTCGCAGATAACGCTGGTAAACAGACTCTCTTTCACTCGATTGACGGAAGTGACGTTTTAGAAGTCAGACAAGACGTTTCACAGATCATCGAGCAGAACAAAGCCCAATACAACGCTATTGACGAACGAGCGAAGTGGGGCGAACTGACAAAAATTGCTTCCCTCCCCATGGTTGTTATTGACGACCTTAACAAAAAGGGGATAATGCGCGGGTTTGCGGTTATGGATCAACGAGGCTTTAAGGCTTTCCTGAATGATCCTGATAACCGTTTCTTCAGAACCCGTCCAGGAGAAGTATGAATATTGCAATCTGTGTTCCCTGCCGTGATACCGTCATGGCTGGCTTTGCTTTTGACTTAGCCAAACTCTGTGCTTTTGATGGCGTCACGCGATGCTCTAAAGGCGGCTCCCTGCGGATTTATCAAATGCCTGGGACACTGATCTTCAACCAACGCCAAAAACTCGCTGAGACTGCTTTGGCTGACGGTGCTGATGCGATTCTGTGGATTGATTCGGACATGAGATTTCCGAAAGATTCACTCCAGATCATGTTAAGCCGCGAAGTCCCGATTGTGGGGGTGAACGCAACGACTCGAAGAAAGCCTGTTGAGCCGACAGCACTTGATGCTGATGAGAAGACGAATCAACTTGTAAAGGTTTTCTCGAAGGGTAAAGAGGGACTAGAGCAGATTGTCGGTGTTGGATTTGGAATGGTGTTAACTCGGAAAGAGGCTTTCAATTTACCCAAGCCTTGGTTTTGGTTTGAGACAACGGCAAAGGGTGGTTTAGTTGGTGAAGACATTTATTTTTGTGCGAAGGCATGGGATAATGGGATACCAACATACGTTGACCATGAATTGTCGATGCACATCCGACACATAGGAACGTACGAGTATGGATGGGATGATCTATGATTTCTACATATTCAGATTTGAAAACAGCGATTGCTAATTACTTGGCAAGGACTGACCTCACAGATCAAATTCCCGACTTCATTCGTTTCGCAGAGATTCGCCTGCGCCGTGAGTTGCGAATCCGTCAAATGTTGAAGACTGTGACCACCTCCACGACCGGAGGGGATTCAACTGTTGAGTTGCCTTCAGACTTCCTAGAGGTGCGGGATTTTGTTGTTGACACGAATCCGATTCAGCCTTTGACCTACTCCAGTCCTTCGACATTCTCTCGGAACTCTCGCCGCACAGAGAGTGGGAAACCGATTGACTACACAATCATGGCTTTGGAGTTTGAACTCGCTCCGACTCCAGATAGCAATTACACGCTTGAACTGCTGTATTTTGCTGCACCGACTTATCTGAGTGACTCAAACACAAGTAACGTATTCATGGCAAACGCGCCTGATGCTTTACTGTATGCCTCCCTCCTTGAAGCTGAACCATACATCATGAACGATGCAAGGATTCAAACTTGGGGGTCTATGTATAACCGAGCAATCGAGACTATGAATATTTCCGACCAACAGGGTCAGTATTCTGGTGTCCCTCTCGCAATGAAAACTTCACTGAGGTAAATCATGGCTGAAATGTCGAATTATCTTGAGAATGCGCTGATTAACGCAACTCTACGAAACACCAGTTACACAAGCCCGTCCACGGTTTATGTCGCACTTTATACGAGTGACCCGACTGACGCTGACACTGGAACTGAGGTTTCTGGCACTTCATACGCTCGTCAATCGGTGACGTTTGGCTCTCCTTCTAATGGAGTGTCTACAAATTCAGCCGCTGTGGAATTCCCGCAAGCTGGAGGCTCTTGGGGTACTGTGACGCACATCGGAATCCGTGATGCTTCTACGTCTGGAAACCTGCTGTATCACACTGCCTTGGATGCTTCTAAGGCGATTGCAACCGGCGATGTGTTTCGTATCGCATCTGGCTCACTAAGCGTAACACTCGCGTGAGATGGCTGACCTTCTCCCACCGTGGACACTTGACTCTCTTGATAACTTAAAAGCGAGTCTTGATGACCTGACGCTTTCGTTAGACAGTGAGCTATACGAAACGTCCGTCACGCTGTGGGATGCTTACGGATCGGTCAATGCGACTGCATCCGTAAGTTCTGATTCTAGTGTTATCTTCGCCGGAGCAGGTTCTGTATCCTGCTCGGCATCGGTTTCATGTGACGCTCAGATTGTCAAACCAGCATCTGCAAGCATAAATTGTGAAGCCACCGTCACCGCATCGGCAACTAGGGTTCTATCTGGTTCTGCCTCAATTACGGCACAGGCTGATGTAACTGCCTCGGCTCAGATCGTTAAAGACGCTGCTGCCTCAATATCTTGTTCTGCAACCGTCACGGCGAATGGTGGATTACTTCTTGCAGGTGACGCCTCGATTACCGCAAGCGCAACTGTCAGCGCAGCCGCAATCCGTGTAAGGGATGCTGTTGGGTCTATAACGACCTCCGCAAGCGTTTCTTGCGATGGGATAAGGGTTAGAGACACATCGGTGGAAATAAACGCTCTGGCGACTGTTTCCGCAAATGGCACGGTTATCCTGGCGGGTGTTGGATCGGTAAGTTGTCTTGCTACTGTGGTTTGCGATGGCAGACGCATGGGAGATAATTGGTCAGACGTTTCAGAGAGCGATAACTCATGGAATCCGGTTTCTGAGTCTAACAACGACTGGACTGAAATCTCTGTGGGAACGAATACCTGGACGCCTGAAGGAACTGGGTCGAATACATGGACAAGCCAATCTCAAAACAGCAATGTTTGGCTTTTGCAGGGGTAAATGATGGCAACACAAAGAATTCAACTGACTGAATGGCTACCTGACCAGCCTGGCATCTCTGGTGCGTTGACAGACGCAAAGAATGTCGTTTCTCAAGCGATTGGATACGGTCCTTTCCCTTCTGCCACGACATTTTCTCAAAGTGCTGCGGAAGACCTGACCACTTTGTATGCGGCAAAAGACACCAGTGGTGCAACGAAACTGTTTGCTGCTGGCGCGTCTAAGATGTACAGCGTTTCCGGTGTGGGTGTTTTGACTGATGTTTCTCGATTCACTGGGACGTATTCTCAGAGCGGAACGACAACTCTCACTGTGACGTCTTCAGGGCATAAGCTGAAAACTGGCGACACCATTTATCTTGACTTCACAAGTGGAACTGCTACGGATGGGTCTTTCACTGTGACCGTGGTTGATGCAAACACTTTCACCGTGACAACGACCTCTGCGACAACCTCTGGAAACGTCACCATTAAGGTTTCTTCTACTGATTACACAACTCAGTCAGGGGACAGGGTTCGCTTTACTCAGTTTGGCAGAACGATCATTTCCACGAACAACTCCCAACGTCTTCAATACTGGGATTTGACCTCGTCTACTGCTTTCAAGAATCTTTCGGATTCTGCACCGATTGCAAAGTACATCACAGTCGTTCGTGATTTCGTGGTGGTGGCGAACACTAACGAAGGATCGCAACAGCCTTACCGAGTGCGTTGGAGTGCTTTGAACAACGAAACCGACTGGGTTGAGAACGTAAACACTCAGTCTGATTACCAAGACATTCCTGACGGTGGTCAGATTGTAGGAATCCGAGGTGGTGAGTTTGGCGTGATCTTCTTGGATCGTGCGATTCACCGAATGAGTTATGTCGGTACTCCGTTTATCTTCCAATTCGACAACATCTCTCGAAACAAAGGATGTATTGCCTCTGGGTCTATCGCTCAGTATCAAGGCATTTCGTTCTTCTTGAGTGATGACGGTTTCTATATGTGCGATGGGCAACAAGTCACGCCTATCGGTGCGGAGAAGGTTGACCGATTCTTCTTCAATGACGCATCGGAATTCGATTTCCCGTCAATGTCTGCCGCTGTTGATCCGGTTCGCAAGTTGGTGATTTGGAACTATAAAGGCGTGGATGGTAATCGTCATTTGATTATCTACAACTTCGCCACGAAGAAATGGACCTACGCCGATGCGGGGACTGATTACATTTCTGAGAGTTCTACATCCTCGTCAACTCTTGAAGAACTGGACACTCTGAGCGCGTCCATTGATGCCTTGGCGATTTCTCTTGATTCTCTGATGTTCATGGGTGGTAAATACTTCCTTGGTGGGACATACGGGAATAAAGTTATGACCTACACTGGATCGAATCTGACCGGAAGGATTGCCACTGGAGACTTGGGTGGTCAGGGTCGTTCTGTGATGACTTTGGTGCGTCCTCAAGTTGACAACGGGTCTGCGAGTATCGCGGTTTCTTCTCGGACTCTTTTGAGTGAACAGGTAACGTATGGAACTGCTGTTTCTGCGAGTTCTGAGAATCGGGTTTCTCTGAGGAGTTCAGGGAATTACCATCGAGTCCAACTAAATCCTACGGGGAATAACTGGAAAAACGCATCAGCGATTGATGTGGACATTGTTCCCCAGGGAGTTCGATAATGTTTCGCACACTTCCAGTATTTGGTGCTGACCTTAGAGGAATCTCTGAGGTTGTCCGTGGAATCATGGACGGAAAGACCAATAACACCGGAACAATCACTCTGGCAACAGGAAACGCCACGACCACAACGATTCAGGACTACCGTATCGGCGCGGATAGCGTGATTATTCTTGTACCGGACTCTGAGGCGGCTTATGCGGATTCAGCTCCCTATGGGGCTTTTCAGGACTCCACAGATCAGGTTGCGGCAAACACGACCACTGCCTACCCAATGACGTTTAACTCAACTGACTACTCCAATGGGGTATCGGTGGTAAGTAACTCTCGGATTACTGTTAAGAACTACGGGATTTATAACCTTCAGTTCAGTGCTCAACTGGTAAACACAGACACCTCAATCCACGACATTGATATTTGGTTCAGGAAAAACGGAACTAATATTGCATCGTCTAATAGTCGTTATTCTGTCCCCAATTCCCACGGTGGAGTGGATGGTAGTTTGATTGCTGCGCTGAATTACTATATCGAACTTAACGCCAATGATTATGTAGAAATCATGTGGGCAACGGATGACACGGCTGTGAGCATTCAACAGTTAGCGACTAGAACAAACCCAGACACTCCGTCAACCCCTTCTGTGATTGCGACAATGCAGTATGTTGCTCCGGCTGCATCTACAAATGTATATGTAACCGCAAAGGGAAAAGGGACTGCAACCTTAACACATTATGCAAACAACACGGCTGACAAAACATATGCCTATATTGTTGTTGGCTAGTATAATTGGCTCCGTGGATGACCCGTCACGGAGTCCTTTTTAAAAGGAAACGCCATGGCTACTGAATTATCAACATCCACGCAAACCACGCAGATTGATCCAACCATTCAGCCCTATTTGGGTTTTGGTTTGACCGAGGCTCGCCGTCTATATGAAGCGGGTGGTCCTAAATACTACGAAGGTCAGACTTATGTAAGTCCGTCTGCCACTACCAATCAAGCAATCCAAGCTCTCCAGCAGAGGGCAACGACTGGTAGTCCTTTGTTGACTCAGGCTCAACAACAGACTCTGGGAACGATTCAAGGTGACTATCTTGGTGGAAATCCTTTCTTTCAAGGTGCGTTTCAACCTGCTGCACAAGCGGCTCGTCAGTCGTTTGAGAGTGCTCTAGGTGACATTGGGTCTAAAGCCTCTCTAGCGGGTCGGTATGGCTCTGGAGCGATGGGTAATCTGCAACAACAAGCCGCAGGTCAATTTGCTCAAAAACTGACGGATACTGCTGGACAACTCGCCTATCAAAACTACGCTCAAGAACGTGCCCGACAGCAGGCGGCTACGGCAATGGCTCCCGAGATGGCTCAAGCAGACTACGGAGACATTCAGCGTCTGTTGGCTGCTGGTCAACTGGGTGAAGGTTATCAAGGTCAAGCCTTGCAAGCTGATATTGCTCGATTCAACTATGGTCAGCAACTACCCCAACAACAGCTAAACCAATATCTGAATCAGGTGTATGGTTTCCCTGCGGGTAAGACTACGACCACTCAGACACCGTACTACACGAACCCCTTGGCGACTGGACTCGGAACAGGTTTGCTTGGTGTGAATCTGTTGGGTGGTCTGAATAATTTGACCCGTGGCGGTGTTTCTAATTGGTTGAGTGGATTTATGACTCCTTCAGGATGGGGGACTGGCGGTTTGCAAAATGCTGCTGGTGTGAATTTCCTGACTGGTGATAACTACGGTTAAGGACTGACATGGCACTACTAGACATTTTTGGCGAAACGCCTTCCTACTACGGTGGTCTTTTGGGCGATGAGGAATTGCGTAAAGCAAAAGATTACGCACAATCCCAAGGACTTCAAAACGCTGCAATGGCACTCCTCCAGGCTGGTGCTCCGAGCCGCACACCTGGTGGTGGTGCACTGGCTATCGCGCAAGGTCTTCAGATGGGTCAGCAGGCTTATAAACAAGCCATGAACGAATCCCTCAAGGATCGTCTGACTCAATTCCAAGTTCAAGACTTTATGCAAAAACGTCTTGAAGACCAAGCAATGCGCCAGCAACAAGCCCAGGCACAGCGAATCCTGCAATCTGCATATCGTCCAGAGCAGGGCATGATTGGCGAAACGCCTTGGAATGTTGTAAGAGATGAAGAAGGCAATTTGATGCCGGATGCTAGTGTGCGTCCAGCAGGACTTGACTTAGAGTCTGCAATGCCTGCTCTGAGGTCTTTGGGTCCGGCAGGAATTAAGGCTTTGACCGATCAACTTGGCATTGAAAAGACATTGGTTGATATTGCTAAGTCTAAACGTCCTGAAGGCTTTACCTTGGGCGTGGATCAAACTCGATTTGAGCCTAATGCTCAAGGCGTTAGGGTTCCAGTTGCAACAGGTCCACAAAAAGAAAGCACGTTGTCTGGAATTGAAAGCAACATTGCCAAGATGACTTTTGGCACAGACAACATTGCTGCCCTCGCAAAAATACCAGATGCCTTTAAAGTAATTGAGCAAAAGTCTCTGGCTCAAAGGCAACTTTCACAGCCAAAAATTGATTTAAGAGACCCGACTGCTGTCACAGCACGGCAATTGGAAACAATCAAGCAGTGGGATGGAGTCCTGAAGGAAACTGGTGACACGACTACGGCTGGTCGCGCTTCTAATTTTTATAGAGCATACGAATTGGCAAAAGGTGGAAACACTGGTGCAGATAGTGCATTGATCTATAACTTGGCAAAAGTTTACGATCCGTCTGGCGCTGTGCAACAGGGTGACGTTGGTACGATCATTGGAAACAGGTCTATTCCAACTCAAGTGCAATTGTTCGCGCAAAGATTTAAAGATGGTGGGACTTTCACGCCAAAAGAACGCGACAACATGAAGCAGATTATTGATAGTATTGTTGAAGAACGCAAAACATTCATTGCTCCTCAGTTGAAGTCATATCGTGATCTAAACAAGCGCTTGGGTGGTGAAGATGAGTCAATTATCAATCCTTATGACTTTGTGAAAAAACCTAAATCATTGGATTCAATCCTCGGAAGGTAAGCAATGGATGAAGAACAAAAAATCCGTGAAGCCTTAGATTCAGGTTATTCGCTGAACGATATTCGTTCGTGGTATCTGAGCAAAAACATGGAACTTCCTTCCAGTTTGCAAGTTTCAGAGGCTGAGAAAACTGGAACAGCACTGCCTAAATCTTTGCGTTTAGGCATGACTGCAATGCAAGGTCCGACATTTGGATTTGCAGATGAGTTGTATGGCGCTATTAGTGCACCGTTCACTCAAAAGCCTGGTGAAACATTCGCCGAGACATATCAGCGTAATCGTGACGTTTATCGTTCTGGAGTTGAGAGTTACGAGGAAGAACAACCGATAGGCTCTACTATTGCAAAAACAACAGCATCGCTTCCTTTGGGTATGTTGAACATCACCAAGAGCATTGCTCCGCTAATTACTGGTGTTCCAAGGGCAATTGCTTCTGGTGGCATTTTTGGTGCTATTGGCGGTGCTGGCGAAGCTGAGACTGTTGCTGATATACCTAAAGAAGCGGCTCAATCTGCTGCTCTTGGATCGGTTACAAGTGCTGGAACTGAAGCCGCAATGAAGATGATTCGTCCGGTTGCAGGTTCTGTGAAAAGCCGTGTGGCATCTGTTTTCCCAGACAAGATGACGGAGTATTTCAACACGTCTTCTGCTGACTTGGCTCGGCGCAGGGTTGCTCAAGCAATGTTGCGTGATGGTATGTCAGTTGACCAAGTTCAAGCGCGTCTTTCAAAACTTGGAGATGATGCTGTTTTGGCTGATGCTGCTAAAACAAACGTCCGTGATTTGCTAGACACAATGGCAACTTTGCCAGGTCGAACCAAGAACATGACTGAGGAACTGATCCGTTCACGACAGATCAAGCGTGGCGAACGAATCACTGAGGCTGCTCAACAGCAATTGTCTCCTAGCGGTCAGAGACTGGCTGACACCGTTGAGAATCTAGTCATTCAAAGAAGCGTAACCGCGACTCCTTTCTACGACCAACTCAAAACAATGAGCGCAGTTGTTGATGATGACCTCAAGAGTATTCTTGAAGCATCAAAGAAGTTGGGTGCTTTTAAGCAAGCAAATATGATTGCTACGGCAGAACGTAAACCATTCTCTCTAAGTAAGATTGAGTCTGGTATTGATTTGCCAATGTCTGATCTTGACATGGTAAAGCGTGGACTCGATCAGGTTTTGAAGGGGTCTTCTGCGGTTGATGCAAAAGGTAAATACACACCGTTTGGGCAATCATTGCTTGAGTTGAAAAACCAACTTATCAAGAAACTTGATGATTCAACGATTGACCAACAAACAGGAAAATCGGTATATGCACAGGCAAGAAATGCTTATGCTGGACCATCTCAGTTGATTGATGCTGCTGAATTTGGTCGAACGATTCTTAGCAAAGACGCTGGATTTATCAATACACAAATAAAGAATTTCTCTGAGTCTGAACTTGATTCTTTCAGGATTGGTGCTTATGAAGGTCTAAGGATGATGGCTGGCACACAGTCTGGTCAAACTAGACTTTTGAATATGTGGAAAGAGCCAGCAACACAAGAAAAACTCAAAGAGATTTTTCCTAGTGAGCGTTCTTATCGTGAGTTTCTTAGTAGCATCCTTGCAGAATCTCGCAAGAAGGGAATTGAGTCTGTTGGGCGTGGCTCCCAGACTGCTTCTCGCGAAGCAAGGATGGAGGACGTTGGAGTTGAAACTCTGCGTGACTTAGGTGCTTTAGGAGCTGCTGCAAAGACAATGGATTTGCAAAGTCTTATTAACACGATTTCTTCTGGAATGCAAAGAACTGCCGTTCCTCAGAATGTTCGAGATGAGATCGGACGAGTTTTGATGGGACGCAATCCAGAAGAATTAAGAAAAGTTATTGATATGCTTCAGACGCAACAACGAGGTGGCGCAACTAGAAGCGGGATTATTGGTACACAATTGGGTGTTCCTGCGATTGAGCCTTTGACCGAAGGCTTGCGTTCATTGCTTCAATAAAGAGGTTTTTCATGGCAAAGACAAAGATTTCAGAGTTCAGCACTACCGCTGGAAACAATACTGACATTAACTCAATCAACATTGCTGAAGGCTGTGCTCCGAGTGGTATCAATGATGCTATTCGTGAGTTAATGCGTCAGCTTAAAGAATTCCAAACAGGTGGTGCAGGTGACTCCGTTAATTCTGGTGGTGATTTTTCTGTTGCTACTAATAAGTTCACCGTAGCGTCTGCTTCGGGTAATACTGCGGTTGCTGGTACTTTAGGGGTTACTGGTGCAGCCACATTGTCATCTACTCTTGCTGTCACTGGAACCACTACTCTCACGGGTGCTTTGGTTGCGAATGGAAACGCTACATTGGGTGATGGATCGGGCGATACGGTTACTGTCAAGGGCACTCCTACGCTTGAGGTTAATCCTACGCTCTCCGGCGGCACTGCTAACGGTGTTCTATATTTAAACGGTTCTAAAGTAGCTACCAGTGGTTCTGCGCTTACGTTTGATGGTTCTAGCCTGACAGTTGTTGGAGGAGGGGCTGTTAAAGGAAATAAAAATTCATCAGGTCAATTTTTGGCTTTTGTTGCACAAAACAGCACACAAAACTATGGCATTTATATTGACCAAGACAATGCAGGTTCAAATTCATGGTCTTTGTTTGATACAACAAATAGTCAAACAACGCTTCGTTATTATCCCGGTGCATCTGGTTACTGGCAGTTTTATCAGAACAACACCGAAGCCATGCGCCTGACCTCCACAGGTCTTGGTATTGGTACAAGTTCTCCTGGGGCGAAGCTGGAAAGCGTATCTACTACATCTGGTTTGGGTGGTTGGTTTATGGCGGGTCAATTTACTGCCGCAAACTATCCAATGATTCGCTTTGCGGCGACAACACCAAACAAGTATTCCTCAATCGGCAATAACGCAGACGGCAGTTTTACATTTGTTGTCAATGGTTCATCGAGTACCTTGGGAACAGAAGCCATGAAACTCGATTCCTCCGGCAACCTTGGACTAGGAGTAACTCCTAGTGCTTGGAATAGCGTTTACCGTTCAATGCAGTTAGGCAAAGGCGCATCTATTTCTGGTCGCTCTGATGAAAACACTTGGAATGAGCTGTTAAGCAATGCTTACAGAAACGCTGGTGGCGGCTGGACGTATCTAAATACTGACTATGCGCTTGCGTATCGCATGGCAGCTGGCACTCACCAATGGTACACCGCCCCCTCCGGCACAGCAGGTGACGCTATTTCGTTCACCCAAGCAATGACTTTGGATGCGAGTGGGCACCTTTTGCTGGGCACAACCAGCAGTAGCGGCTTAATGTTTGATTTCAGCCCGACAACTTCGCAGAAAAACGGCATTAATTACGTTCAGTCTTCGCCAGATTCCTATACTGATATTTACGGTTGCGGTACTGCTGGTGGGTGGGTCGGCGCAATTCGTTTCTTTACTTCTGCAAGTGCGGCGGCTTCCGAACGCGCTCGTATTGATAGCAGTGGAAACTTTATTCACCAAGTTAACGGAACCGCTCCTTCTTTATCAACGAACAGCACAATGTCATTTGAGTTAACTAGCAATACATCATTGAAAATTGTTGTTCGTGGGACTGATGGAACTACTCGCTCAGCAACTTTGGTGCTTGTGTAATCATAAACGCCTTGCAGACGCAGGCATAGCTTAAAAAGGAAACATGATGTCAATCTCTTATAACTGGACAGTAAACCCGATGGAACGTAACCTATCCAATGGTTTCGTAACTGCTGTTTAATATGGTTCGCAGGCTAACAACTGATGAATTTGTTGCCAAAGCTACATTGGTTCATGGCGGCAAATACACATATGAGAAAGCAATCTATGAAACAAAGCATTCTCGTATTGTTGTTACCTGTAAAAAACATGGTGATTACACTGTAACTGCGTCAGTTCATTTGCTTGGATTTAAGTGCAAAAAATGCAAAAATGATGAATGGCGCGGTACAAAACAGCGAATAAAAACACAAGATCAATTTTCAAGGTTAATAGCAGAGGCAAATGGAGAAATGTTTTTTCAAGGTGCTATGTGCTTAACTTGTGGATTCTCAGAAAGATATGTTTGCAATAATTCTTGTAAACATTGTTCTGTTATTCATAGGAAACAATCGAATGAAAAATGGAATTGTGTTAATAGAAAAATATACAAACAAAGAAACATATATAAATCCGATACTTCAATACAGAAATGGATTGCAGATATTTATGCGTCAAAAAAAGAGATGCAAAAAATATTTGGAGTCAAGTTAAATATAGATCACATTGTTCCAATAAATGGAAAAGATGTTTGCGGACTACACGTTCCATGGAACATGAGAATAACAACAGAAAAATTCAATAAATCAAAAAGAGCAGAAGTTCACGATGAATTTGGTTCTTTTGTCAATGGTCATGTAACAATACATGAATCTGCTTTACCATGGAATTTACGAAAGGAAACAAAAAATGTCTATCCAATTTAAATGGACTGTTAGCAACACTGAACGCAGAACAGAAGATAACTATATTTTTTTAGAGATCGGAAGAGCACACGTCTGAACTCCAGTCACGTTTCGGAATCTCGTATGCCGTCTTCTGCTTGAAAAAAAAAAATCAACAATAATGACTACACTGTACTCGAACGCCAGTAACTCACACCCAACAATAAAACGAAAAGACACCAGAAATAATCAAGAACACAGCATGAACAACTGAGGTCACCACTGATGAG